ACTGGAAATCCATGTCCCTGACGCCGAAGGACATGGACTTCATCGAGGCCAAGCGCACGGCCGCCCGCGAGATCGCGCTCGCCCTTGGCGTCCCGCCCATGCTCTTGGGCATCCCCGGCGACAACACCTATTCCAACTACCAGGAGGCCACCCGCTCCTTCTGGCGCCAGACCGTCCTCCCCCTGGTCAACCGTACGGCCAAAGCACTCTCGCTCTGGCTAGGCCCCGCGTACGGTGTCAGACCCTCCGGGTCTGACACCATGTCACCACCCCTCGACCTCCGCCCGGATCTCGACGCCATCGAAGCCCTGAGCACGGAGCGCGAGGCCCTGTGGTCGCGCATCGGCGCCGCCACCTTCCTCACCGACGACGAGAAGCGCGCCGCCGTGGGATATGGTCCGCAGACGTAGGGTGCAACAAGCCGAAGGCGCGTTGCACCGATCCACCGCCCAGCAGGCACAGCCGCCGATCGGTGCAATACGGCCTATCGGCCGATTGCACCCTACCGTTCATCGCCAGCAGCGCCACGTACTCCACGCCGAAACTCGCCACCGCACCACTCACCACCTCACCCGAGCCATGCCCGCCCACGAAACCAAATTCACCCCCCTCGACCTGAAGCGCGTCGACCCCGACGGCACCTTCTCCGGCTACGCCAGCCTCTTCGACAAGGAGGACATGGGCCGCGACATCGTCCTCCCCGGCGCCTTCCGCGACAGCCTGAGGGGGCGCGGCCCGGCCGGCATCAAGCTCCTCTACCAGCACAAGCCCGAGGAGCCGATCGGCATCTGGGAGCACCTGAAGGAGGACCAGCGCGGCCTCCTCGCCCACGGCCGCCTGATGCTCGCCGTCGCCCGCGCCCGCGAGGTCCTCGCGCTGATGCGCGCCGGCGCGCTGGACGGCCTCTCCATCGGCTTCCGCACGGTGGAGGGCAAGCGCGACGCCCGCACCGGCATCCGCCGCCTCGCCCGCATCGACCTGTGGGAGATCTCCATCGTCACCTTCCCCCTCCTCCCCGAGGCGCGTGTCGCGCAAGTGAAGTCCGACGCCGACCATCGCCTCCTCGCGTCGATCTCCGCCGCGACTCGCCGCATGAGGCAGCACACCCGTCATCCGTAGGGTGCAATAAGCCGAAGGCGCATTGCACCGATCCGCCCTCGCCCCGATACGCCGGTCGATCGGTGCAATACGGCCTATCGGCCTATTGCACCCTACGTTTCATCCGCCACCCGCACCGCACACCGATCGCCCAACTCACCATCTCACCACTCACCATCTCACCCGAGCAGAGGACCCCGCATGCAGACCGCCTCCGACATCGACACCGCCTTCGCCGACTTCATGCGCGCCTTCGACGCCTTCAAGGCCACCAACGACGAGCGCCTCTCCCAGCTCGAGCGCCGCAGCGCCGCCGACCCCGTCACCACCGACAAGCTCGACCGCCTCGACCGCGCCCTCGACGAGACCCGCCGCGTCGTCGACGACCTGGCCCTCAAGTCCGCCCGCCCGCATCTCGCCGGCCCGCGGACCCACGGCCCCCACTCCGGCGCCGCCCTGCAGCACAAGGCGGCCTTCGACGCCTACATCCGCACCGGCGACGCCGCCGGCCTCGGCGCGCTGGAGGCCAAGGCCCTCTCCATCGGCTCCGACCCCGACGGCGGCTTCCTCGTCACCGAGGAGCTGGAGGCCGCAGTCAACCGCGGCGTGCGCAACGTCTCGCCGATCCGCGCCGTCGCCCAGATCCGCCGCGTCTCCGGCTCGGTCTACAAGAAGCCCTTCGCCATCACCGATGCCGCCACCGGCTGGGTCGCCGAGACCGCCGCCCGCCCCGAGACCGGCACGCCCACCTTGGCCGAGCTCGCCTTCCCCACCATGGAGCTCTACGCCATGCCGGCCGCCACCTCGGCCCTCCTCGACGACGCCGCCGTCGACATCGACCAATGGATCGCCGACGAGGTGCAGGGCAGCTTCGCCCAGCAGGAGGGCACCGCCTTCATCACCGGCAACGGCACCGCGCGTCCCAAGGGCTTCCTCGACTACACCAAGGTCGCCAACGCCTCCTGGAGCTGGGGCAACATCGGCTACGTGACGACCGGCCAGGCCGGCGCCTTCCCGGCCACCGACCCGGGCGACCGCCTGATCGACCTCGTCTACGCCGTGAAGTCCGCCTACCGCGCCAACGGCACCTTCGTCCTGAACCGCGCCACCCAGGCGGTGATCCGCAAGATGAAGGACGGCGACGGCAACTACCTCTGGCAGCCCGCTGCCAGGGCCGGCGACGCCTCCACCCTGATGGGCTTCCCGGTCGCCGAGTCGGAGGACATGCCCAACATCGCCGCCGACGCCTACGCGGTGGCCTTCGGCGACTTCCGCCGCGGCTATCTGATCGTCGACCGCGCCGGCATCCGCATCCTGCGCGACCCGTACAGCTCCAAGCCCTACGTCCTCTTCTACACGACCAAGCGCGTCGGCGGCGGCATCCAGGACTTCGACGCCATCAAGCTCCTCCGCTTCAGCGTCTGACCGTTTCGCCGAGGCCCGCGTCGCCCCTCCGCGGCCTCGCGCGACGCGGGCGGGACTCCATTGCGTGCCGTGCCTCCTCCCCACGGCGGAGTCCCGCCCGCCCCATCTCACCATCTCACCACTCACCATCTCACCAAGACCATGCCCCTCCTCCTCACCTCCGGCCCCGCCGCCGAGCCCGTCGCGCTGGCCGAGGCCAAGGCCCACCTGCGCGTCGACGGCACCGCCGAGGACATGCTGATCGCGAGCCTCATCGTCACCTCGCGCCTGCACGTGGAGGCCGCAGCCTCACTCGCCCTCATCACCCAGTCCTGGTCGTACTGGCTCGACGCCTGGCCCCGCGCCCCCGCCCTCCGCCTCCCCCTGCGCCCCGTGGAGAGCATCGCCGCCGTCCGCCTCTACGACGCCAACGGCACCACCACCCCCCTCGACCCGGCGACCTACCTCCTCGACGGCGCCGGCCTTCCGCCCCGCCTCGTGCGCCAGGGCAGCCTTCTCTGGCCGAAGCCCGGCCGCACCGCCAACGGCATCGAGATCGCCTTCACGGCAGGCTATGGCGACACCGCCGCCGACGTCCCGGCACCCTTGCGCCAGGCGATCCTGCTCCTCGTCGCCCACTGGTACGAGCACCGCGCACCGTTCGAGCCCGGCGCCCCCTCCGCCCCTCTCCCCGACATGGTCTCGGAGTTGCTCACGCCCTACCGAGCGCCGCGCCTGTGACGGGTGAGATGGTGAGTGGTGAGATGGTGAGTATCGGTCGGTGTCTGTGACGCCCGCTGGTTTTCATCGTCGAGAACGGAGCCAAGTTTCACTCTCACTGTCTCGCCATCTCTCAGAGAGCAAAGCAGCACACGCCCGCTCATCTCCTGCATGGTCGAAATGGAGAAGAGAACGCGCGGTGCACTGAAACCTGAACTCACCACTCACCATCTCACCATCTCACCATGAACATCGGCACCCTCACCGAGCGCCTCACCCTGGAAACCCCGGTCCGCACGCCCGACGGCGGCGGCGGCGCGTCCGTCGCCTGGCAGCCCGTCGCCGACCTATGGGCCAACGTCCGCCCCATCTCGGGCGAGGAGCGCCTCATGCACGACCAGCTCACCGCCCGCCTCACCCACGCGGTATGGCTGCGCTGGCGCGCCGGCATCACCCCGGCGATGCGCTTCCGCCAGGACACCCGCATCTACGAGATCGCCGCCGTCCTGGAGCCCGAGCGCCGCACCTGGCTGAAATGTCTGTGCGAGGAGATGGCCACATGAAGCTCAACGTCACAGTCGCTGTCTCTGGCGACGCAACCCGCCGCCTCGCCGACCGCGCCCGCATTCTTTCCGCCGGCAGCGCGCGCCGCCTCGAGCACGAGCTGGAGACGGAGCTGCAATCCCTCGCCCGCTCCGAGCGCGCCGCCGATCCGGAGTCCCGACGCGACGCCCTCGAGCGCGCCGTCCGCCGCATCTGGGGCGCCACCCTGTAGCGGTGTCACCACTACGGCAGTCGGGCTTCGGCAGTCGGCAGTCGGCAGTCGCATCGCCCGACTGCCGATCCAACGAAAGCCGACGCCCATGCCGACCTGGCTGACCCGCTTCAGGCCGCACCGCCCCACCGCGCACGCCGCCCGGACTCCCCTCCCCCTTGCGGGGAGGGGTTGGGGGTGGGGTCCTCCTCGCATGACGCTGCAGCGGCGTTGGACCCTCCGGTCTGACTGCCGCTCGACCCACCTACCTCCTCGCTCCGCCCAACGGAGACCACCATGCCCGCTTGGTCGCTCCAGCAATCGCTCTTCGCCGCCCTGGTAGCCGATGCGGCCCTCACCGCTCTCCTCGGCGCCGGCCGTATCTTCGACGACGTCCCCGAGGGCACCGCCTTCCCCTACGTCACCCTGGGCCCGTCCACGCTGCGCGACGCCTCGACCGGCACGGAGGAGGGCACAGAGCACACCTTCACCGTCCACGTCTGGTCCGCTGCCCGCGGCAAGAGGGAGACCCACGCCATCCTGTCCGCCATCCGCGCCGCCCTCCACGATGCGCCGCTCGCGCTCGCCGGCCACCGCCTCGTCAACCTGCGCCACGAGCTCTCCGAGGTCCGCCGCGCCCCCGACGGCGCGGTCCACGGCACTGCCCGCTTCCGCGCCCTCACCGAGCCTGCGTAGGTGTCAGACCCTCCGGGTCTGACACCAAGGCAATAGGCAGTAGGCAATAGGCAGTAGTCGGTACGCGTCTCACGCGCTCGATCTACTACTGCCTACTGCCTACTGCCTATTGCCTATTGCCTATTGCCTCCTCTCCAACCCCTCCCCACGGAGCCCCTCACCATGCCCGCCCAGAAAGGCAAGGACCTCCTCCTCAAGGTCGACAGCGACGGTGCCGGCACCTTCGCCACGGTGGCCGGCCTGCGCTCGCGCTCCATCGCCTTCAACAGCGAGACGGTGGACATCACGCATGCGGAGTCCGCCGGCCAGTGGCGCGAGCTGCTCGCGGGCGCCGGCGCCAAGCACGCCCGCATCACCGGCGCCGGCATCTTCGTGGACGCCGCCTCCGACGCCCTGGTGCGCGACTATGTCTTCAACGGCACCATCCGCGCCTGGCAGGTGATCGTCCCCGACTTCGGCACGGTCGAGGGCCCCTTCCAGATCGCCGCCTTCGAGCTCACCGGCCGCCACGACGGCGAGATCGCCTTCGAGCTGTCCCTGGAATCCGCCGGCGAGCTGGCGTTCACGGCTGCGTAGGTGTCAGACCCTCCGGGTCTGACACCGTGGCACCGCCCTGACGGGTGAGATGGTGAGTGGTGAGATCGTGAGTTTGGCCTTGCGGATGCCACGCGGTCTCGTTCCCACTTTCGAGGAACAGGTCGGCGAGCATTCGGACGCGAACGCGCACCCGCCCTCCAACCTTCGCTCGTCGAAGATGCCAGCGCCCCGCCACGTCCGCCGACCGAAATCTCACCATCTCACCACTCACCATCTCACCAGGTTCCGGAGGCCGCCAATGCCCAACCCCCACCGCGGGGAGATCGAGGCCCGCCTCGACGGCCGCCCCTACACGCTCTGCCTCACGCTCGGCGCGCTGGCCGAGCTGGAGCACGCCTTCGGCCACGACGACATGCTGGCGCTCGCCCAGCGCTTCGAGGCCGGCCGCCTCTCCGCCCGCGACGCGGTGCGCATCATCGGCGCCGGCCTGCGCGGCGCCGGCCACGACCTCGCCGACGCCGCGGTCGCCCGCATGCAGGCCGACGGCGGCGCCGCCGGCTTCGTCGCCATCGTCGCCCGCCTCCTCACCGCGACCTTCGGCGAAGGTGTCAGACCCTCCGGGTCTGACACCACGTCACAACCGCCGATCGACGATGTCGGATCTGCTGCGCCCGCGACACAAGCGCCGCCCGGACTCCCCTCCCCCTTGCGGGGAGGGGCTGGGGGTGGGGGTAACCCACGCCCGTCGGAGGAGGAGCGCGCTTCACCCCGCCCTTTCCCTGGGACGACGTGATGGCCGCCGGCCTGGGCCTCCTGCGCCTGCGCTCGGCCGACCTGTGGTCAATGACACCCAAGGAGCTGGCAGCCGCCCTGCGCGCCCTCCAGGGCCGCGTGCCCGAGCCACTGTCCCGCACGACGCTCACGGAGCTGACGAGCCGCTATCCCGACTGATTGTGAGATGGTGAGTGGTGAGATGGTGAGTTCAGGTTGGCACGTGAGGCTCCGGCGGTGCGCCTCCTGGCGGACGTCCGCACCCGTCGTCGTAGGGCGCTGCTTCCTCTCTCACTGACCATTGCATCTCGAGAGCGCGGGAGGCTCCACCCGGCTCCGATCGCCAAGGTTTGGTTGCGCCGACAGCCACACGCTCAACGCCTTACTCACCATCTCACCACTCACCATCTCACCATGGCCGACGACCTCACCCCCACGCTCAC